CGGTTGGTTGCGCCTCCTCAACCGGCGGGATGAACTCAATAACATACAATATTGCTTGTTGCGGCGGGCTTTCAAGTTCAGTCTTAACAAAAGTACAAATTGAAAAGTTTTTTAAGACGTGCGCGGAAAAGCTGAAAGAATACGGCTTAATGCCTGATAAATTCTACACGCATGCAGAAATAGGCGAAATGGTGCGGGTTTATGACCTGAAACGGCAGGGGAAACCGTATGACAAAAGATATAAACCGATAACGGAATTATTAACATGGAACAGTTATTTGATGCAGAATATCGGCAAAATTGATTTAACCGTTACGCCGTATTTATGCGGTGATGCAAAGGTTACAGGCAATTTTATACGCAATAAGATTAAATGGTACTTTGAAAAATTATAATATTTGACAAGATTAAATAAATTTTATATACTCTAATTGTATGGCAGCGCAATTGTATATAATCGGAGCAGAGTATTTTAATCCTGAGCCTGAAGTTGAAGAAATTGAGGGCAAGCGTGTCCGTTATGAAATCCCGACATATATAAAGTTTTACAGCTTGTATCAGTACGACAGGGACAAATTTACAAAATTGTTGCAAATATGGCTTGATACGGATGCAGGCAAAAACCGAACGATTGAAACATTAAAAGAAAAGCAAAATGAGATTTTGGAACTATGTTACGTTCGGGATGATAACGGAAACCCATTAAGGGATAGCGATGAACAATATGTAAAATGGATAAAACCATTGACTAAAATACATGAGTTGATTTATAATTATACCGAAAAAGTTGCTCTTGATAATAGGGAACGATATATGCAGGATGGTTTATGGATATACCCAAACGAGCAACAGGCGGAAATAATAGGGACATGGCAATTACCAATCAAAAAGAGAGTGAAAATACATTTAAGACTTTTGCGCTTACTCCGCAAAGGTCTTTCAATTAAGGAGGCATTATGGCAATTAAATTTGATAAAAGAAACGAAATTTGGAAACCAATAAAAGATTATTAGGGAATATATGATATTTCTAACATGGGCAATGTATATAGCCATAGACTAAAAAGAAATTTAATTTTATCATTAGATAAAAATGGTTATGTAAGAATTGGATTGCAAAAAACCAACAGAAAAGATGTAAAACATGTATATGTTCACAGATTGGTTGCGGCTGCATTTATTCCAAATAAAGAAAATAAACCTTTTATAAATCATAAAGATGAAAATAAACAAAATAATAATATTTTAAATTTAGAATGGTGTACTGTAAGAGAAAATATGAATTATGGAACAAGGAATAAAAGAATTGGGAAATCAAATAAAAATAGTGTGTATTTTAGTAAAAAAATAAGATGTATAGATACTAATACAATATATCCGAGTATATCAGAAGCAAGCAGACAAACCAAAATACCTTCGTCAAATATTTGTAAATGTTATAAAGGTGAAAGGAAAATAGCAGGAGGTTATAAATGGGAACTAATATAAAATTTGATGCTCATAACTATCGTAAACACAATGACCGCAACAAAGATTTAATCAATAAATCATTAAAAGAATGCGGCGCGGGTAGGAGTATTGTCATTGATAATGAGGAAAATATAATTGCAGGCAATGGCATATATGAACAGGCGCAAAAATTAGGGTTAAAAACAAAGGTTATTGAAACGGATGGATCTGAATTAGTCGTTGTTAAAAGAACGGATTTGCAGACTGATGATGAGAAAAGAAAACAATTAGCGGTTATGGATAACTCAACAAGTGACAGTTCAGAGTTTGATTTTGAGTTATTGCAAGAGGATTTTGATACCGAAATAATAAGCGATTGGGGGATTGATAATTTTGTTTCAATGGAAGATGCAGAAATTGATATGCCTGAATTAGCAAGCGGTGATAAAGAGCCTTTTCAACAAATGACATTTACTTTGGCAGATGCACAAGCAGAGGTTATTAAGCAAGCAATAGCAGATATTAAACAAACAGAGCAATATAAAAATGTAGAAACATTTGGTAACGAAAATACAAACGGCAATGCTTTATATTGCATAATTGAGAGGTTTATAAATGGTTAGTGCAAAAGATATTATTGTAAAACCGATAAAAAGCAGTATTGCTAATGAGTTTGTAAAAAAACATCATTATAGCGGAAAAGTAGTGCCAAATAGTCAGTTACATTTTGGTTGTTTTCTTAATGGCGTTTTGGGTGGTGTAATGTCTTTTGGTCCAAGTATGGATAAAAACAAAGTAAAAAACCTTGTAAAAGATACTCCATTTAACGATTTTTTGGAATTAAACCGAATGGCTTTTGGGGAATTGCTACCAAAAAATAGTGAAAGCAGATGTATTTCTGTTGCTATGAAGTTAATAAAAAAGAATTACCCAAATATAAAATGGATTATATCTTTTGCTGATGGTTGTCAATGCGGCGATGGCACAATATACAGAGCAAGTGGCTTTATTTTGACTGGAATTACAAAAAATAAAACAATTATAGAAATGCCAAATGGTGACAGAATAGCAGACATCAATCTTAATTTGCAGTTAAAAACAGTAAAACAAAAATATGATAATATGTGCAATTTAGACCCAAATAAAATTTATAGAAGCTCTGATTACATAAAGAACGGTGCAAAACCACTTGAAGGTTTTATGTTGCGTTATATTTATTTTCTTGATAAATCAAAAGAAAAAGATTTAACAGTGCCAATTTTGCCATTTAGTAAAATAGAGGAAATTGGTGCTTCAATGTATTTAGGTAAAAAAATTAACCATGCGTGCGTCAATAGTGAAAGCGGAAACCAATCCGTAAATGGCGGTGCAAGTCCGACCCGCACGCTCCATAATTTATAAGGTTAAAAAGGTGAAGTATGGCTAGACCAAAGAAAAATACAAAACACGCAGGTGGCAGACCTACTGTTTTTACTCCCGAAGTACTACAAAAACTTGAACAGGGATTTAAAATTGGCTTAACAGACACAGAATGTTGTTGTTATGCGGATATAAACTTATCTACATTGTACGAATACCAAAAACGCAATCCCGAGTTTTTGTATAAAAAAGACAAGTGGAAACAAAACCCGATTGCAAAGGCAAAACATACCATTTACAAGAACCTTGATGATGCAAAAACGGCTCAATGGTATTTAGAGCGTAAATGTAAAGAAGAGTTTTCAACACAGAGCAAGTTGGAACTTGAAAGCAAAGGCATAAATATCGTTGTTGCAGATGATGAGCATAAACAGATGTTAGAGGATTTGTAATGCTTTTATTTTCAAAAGTATTTGATAAGAATTACAAGGCATTTAAGGATGAAATACGTTATATAATCAATCAGGGCGGGACATCCTCAACAAAAACTTTTTCAATCCTGCAACTGTTGGTTGCAATATGCTTGAAATATAAAGTCAAAATTGATATTGTCGGTTTGTCAGTTCCGCATTTGAAATCAGGTGTATTAAATGACATGCCTGCAATATGCGAGCAATACGGGATTAACTTTTCGCAGCATTACAAGGAGGGCGACAAGGTATTTGCATGTGGCAAGGGAACAATAAACTTTCTTGCATTTGATAAACTAGGCAAGGCGCATGGTGGCAGGCGCGATATTTTGTATATGAATGAGGCAAACCATCTGAATTATAATATCGTTGAGCAGTTAATGGTCAGAACGCGCAAAGCAATATTTATTGACTACAACCCTACCAATGAATTTTGGGTACATACAAAGTTATTACATGACGAGCCAAACAAAAGTATTTTGATTAAATCCACATATAAAGACAATCCATTTTTGGAGCAGGAAATTATAGATAGTATTGAGAGCCGAAAAGGAAACAATAACTTTTGGCGCGTTTATGGATTGGGTGAATTAGGCGTTGCAGAGGGGCTTGTTTATGATAATTTTGAGGAGTTAGATTTTGACAAGAACAGATTTGCAAGATATTACAATGGCATTGACTGGGGTTTCAGCAATGACCCGTTCGCATTTGTCAGAGTTGCCGTTGAGCAGGATTGTTTATACATTTGTGATGAAATATACCAAAAGAAATTATTAAACAAAGACAGCGCACCAATGGTTAAGGATTTAATCGGTAGCGAGTATGTGTATTGTGATAGTGCAGAGCCAAAAAGTATTGCAGAATATCAGAATTTGGGAGTTAATGCGTTGCCATGTCAAAAAGGCGCGGGAAGTATTGAAAGCGGGGTAAAACATATACAAAGTTATAAGAAAATATATATACATCCGAGTTGTTACAATACATTGACGGAGTTTCGGAATTATGAATGGAGGCAGGATAAGAACGGCGAATATTTGCCGATGCCTGTTGATGCGTTCAACCATGCGTTGGATGCAATCAGATACGCATTAAATGATTTAATCGGTCAGAATACAATAACGGCAATTAAGGGATTGAGGTTATAAGTCCGATTTTGTTTATTTTATACTTAATAAGGGGGTAAACCAAAAAATGATATATCAAGTAACAGCAGACAGTACAGAAATAAACGCAAACAATGTGTTATCATGGGTAACATATTTCAGGACAAATATATTACCTGAACGCGCAAGGTTGGGGCGATATTATGATGGAGAAAATACGATTGAAAAGCAGGGCGCAGTTAAAAACCGTCCCAATTATTCAATCAATGTCAATATGGCGAAGTATATAATTGATGTGGCAACGGCATATACATTTGGCGTTCCTATTCAATACACAACCGAGAACGAAAAAGAAAAAGCAATACTGGAAAAGATAAAATATATTTTGAAAAATTGCAACGATAACGAGGTTGATTTTCAGCAGGGCGGTGATATGGCGACATACGGCGTATCGTATCAGCTTGTATTAGCAATGCAGGGAACGGAAAAGATTGAGGACAGAATAAGGATAAAATACTTAAATCCGTTACAGACCTTTTATGTGGTAGATAATACAATATTAGAAACACCTGTATGCGCGGTTTATATGTATGACTACACCGAGAACAATCAAAATAAAACAAGGGTTTATGTGTATGATAATGAAAATCTGCATATATTCAGCGGGTTGCAGGGTGCAATAAGCGGGCTTGAAAGCGTTGAGCCTCATAATATGGGTGCTATCCCGATTATTCAATGTTTGAACAATGATGATGCATTTAGCGATATTTCAGGAATAACGGATTTACTTGATAGCTTGAGTTTGGTTGTATCAAATAACACGGACGATTTACAAAGTATTGCGAATGCGATATTGTGCGCAAGCGGAGGCAAATTAAATCCTGAAGATATTGATTTGATTAACAATTTCAAGACGGCAAACTTGCCTGTTGGTGCAAAAATGGAATGGGTTGTTAAAAACCTTAATCCGCAGGCAACACAGCAACAAATTGATTATTTGTTAGACTTTATATTTCAGATTTCGCAAGTGCCTGATTTAACGGATGATGCGTTTGGAGGCAATCAATCGGGCGTTGCAATGCAGTATAAACTTTGGGGGCTTAATCAACTTTGGGTTACAAAAACAACCAAGTATGAAAAGGCGTTATACTACCGCCTGAAAATCTTATTGCATTTGTTGCAGTATCAATTTGAAAGCAACGTATCTTTACTTGATAACATCAATATTACATTTGGCAAGAACTTGCCGACGGATTACACAAACATTATTGATGCAGTTGTGAAATTAAAGGGTATTGTTGCAGACGAAACAATCTTAAAACAAATACCTTTTGTTGAGGATGTAGAGGCAGAACTGCAAAAGATAAACGAGCAGGCGGAACGTGATGCAGATTTATACGGTTTCAAGAATAATGCAGAGTTAGACAATACGGCAGATAATGAGTAGTCAGGCATATTGGAATAAGCGGGCAAGATTAGATAAAATAAAGGTTATTAAAACAGCTGAATACGGCGTTGATAACCTTAAAAAGCTGTTAAAAAAGAATTTAGCCGATGTAAACAAACAAATAAAAGCGTTCTATGACAAATACGGCGATAATCCCGCAGAGAAATTGTCATACGATGAATGGCAGAAATACAAGGCAAAATTAAAGATGCAGGCAAAGTTAAACCCGCAGGACAAAACAATGCAGAAACTTGCAAAACAAAACATCCCGAAATATAGGATTGACCGATTGAGGGCGTTGCAAATTGATTTACAGATACAATTAACGGAGGCAACGAGAGGGCAACAAAAGGGCATTTATAAGACATTAGAGGATGTGGCAAAGGTTTCGCAAGCAACAACGGCGTTAAGATTTCAAAAAACGCTTGATGTTGCCTTTGATAAGATTGCGAGCCGTAAAATGACAAAAATATTGTCAAGTGATTGGGTTGGCAATATGAATTGGAGTGAGCGTTTATGGAAAGATAGGGAACTTGTCGGCAAAAAGGTTACTGAAATACTTGAAACAGGAATACCGCAAGGCAAGTCTATGCAGGAAATGGCAAGAGATTTAAAAGATGCTACACAATCAAGTTTTAATGATGCGTTTAGGTTGATAAGAACGGAAAGCGCACACGTTGACGGTGAGGTATTGCTTGAAAGTTTTAAGCAAGCACAAAGGGAGTTAGGTTATGAGTATTATATTTATGATGCAATGATTGATAACAGAACATCGGATATATGTAAAGATTTAGACGGCAAGAGGTTTAAAATAAGTGAAGCGGTTATAGGTGTAAACTTTTGCCCTGCGCATTGTAATTGCAGGTCAACGTGCGTTTTGGATGAAAGTTCTATAAATGAGGATTTAATTGAAGGTTAAAAGTATTGACTTTTTGCTAATTATTTTGTAGAATTTTAGAGTAAGAACAAAAGGAGTGAATAATGAATGACATAAAATATTTACAAGTTACAGATGTAGCCGTCCAAAAAAGCGGATATTCCGCAATAGAAATTTTAGACAGATATCAAGCAGCACATTTAGGTTTTGACGGTTCTTTTACACTAGGCACAAACTTATTTGGAGTTGATAAAATGAGAACAAATGATGCAATTATTTGGTTAGGGGAAGTTCCTATTGAATGGTATGAAGAAGATATAAAAAGAGAGGAAGAAGAAAGAATACGCAAAGCGAAACTAATAGCAGAAAATGAAAGAAGATTATATTTTGCAGGGCGTGAGGGAACAAAAACAGAACGCAAAAGGAATAAAAAATTTAGTAATTATATGTCAAGGAATTGTAAGTAAAAATTGCGTAAAAATTGCGTACAAATAAATTTGTGTTTATTAGAAAATACACAAATAACAAAAAGGACTACAAAAAATGGTTATTTTATTAAAACCTGTTCCAATATTAAATAAAATCTTATGTAAAATAGGCATTCATAAAGTATGGCATATTGACGGACAAAAACATACTTTTTATAGATGTATGTATTGTGGAAAGGAAATAAATAATGAAAAATAAAAAAGAAATAAAAGAAAGAATAAACGATTTAAAGTTAATGTTATTAAAAGACAAAAAAAATAAAACATTATATAAACATTGGCTTGATGCTATGTTTTGGGTGTTAGATGATATTTTTATAGAAAGTGAGGCATAATGGCACGCAAGAAATTACCACCTGAATTAAAAGCAAAGAACCATACTTTTAAACTGTATGATTGGGAAGTGGAAAAAGTAAAGGAATATATTAAATGCGTAAGAGCAAATAAGCAGTTTTATAGTGCTGGGAGGTTGAAAGATGCAATTTGACGATAACTTTATAAGACGAATGAATGATAAAAAATATCAAATTGCATTAGCACAATATCTTGAAGAACTTTGTGAAGAAGAAAACAAGAAAATAGAAGAAGAATGCAAGAAAAATCCTTTTTTAAAGAATAGAATTGAGAAGGCAAAAAATAAGATAAACAGTTTATCAAGTGAAGAGTTTGCAGATTTTATGAGTACGGCTATTCAGAAAAATGCTGAAAGAATTGCCGATAAAGTAGAGGAATTTGGCAAAAAGTGGGATAAAGAACATTACAAAGTAATATATCACGATTTTAAATAATTTTATGTTATAATAATATTGCTGAAAAGATAATTTATCTTTGGGGTTGCTTGTTTATATGAGCAATCCTTTTTTGTGTCCGTTTTTGTTTGTGCTACAATGCCGGTATGTTGTTAGAACAGTAAAACTAACATCTGTATAGGACAGTAAAACTAGGAAAGGGCAAACAAAATGACAGAAGAAAATCAAGACGTAAAGACATTTACGCAAGCAGACATTGACAAACTCAATGAGGAACACGCAAACGCATTGAAAGAACTTGAAACACGTTTAAAAGGCGAGCAAGAAAGAAAAGTTGATGCGGCTATTAAGAAAACAAAGGCAGAGATTGAGGAGGCAGCGCGTAAGGCGAGCATGACAGAAACCGAGAAATTAAATGCCGAGTTGGAAGAGTACAAAACCAAGTACCAAGAGCAGGCGGATATAAACGCGCTTGCAAGCCAAAAAGACGAAACAAGGAAATTGATGCAGGATGCGGGGGTTGATTTATCAAATTTGGATTTTTGTTTTGTTCCGAAAGATATTGAGGCAACAAAGGCAAAAATAAAGGCGTTTAAGGAAATGATTGACAACGTAAAGAAAACGACATTTGAAAACGGCGTACAATCAAAAGTTCCGAATAAGGGCAAAGCAGATCCTGAAACGTCAGATTTAAGACAAGCCTTTGGATTGAAGTAATTTTAAAAAAAAGGAGATTTAAAAAATGGCAAACTCAATTGCATTGACACAGAAATTTTTACCTCTTATTGATGAAGTTTACAAAAACGAGGCAAAAACATCAATTTTAGAAGCACCGGCAGAATTTGTGCAAGAAACTGCTGATGCAAACGTAGTTAAAATTGCTAAACTTGCAATGGTAGGTTTAGGCAATTATTCAAAAGCAAACGGTTATCCTGCTGGGGATATTACACTTTCTTGGGAAACACATACATTTGCAAACGACAGAGGCAGAAGATTTGCGCTTGACAGAATGGACAATATTGAGTCATTGGGATTAGTTGCAGGTCGTATGGTAGGCGAATATTTAAGAAGTTATGTTATTCCTGAAGTAGATGCTTACAGATTTAACAAAATTGCGTCAGCAACAGGCGTTCTTGCTCCTACAACAGGCGCAACATTGACAAATTCAACAGCTAAACCTGCACTTGATGCCGCAATCGTTGCATTGCAGGAAAATGAAGTTGACGACAACAGAATGGTTATCTTTATGACTCCGACCGTTGCGCAATTGTTGTCAGATAATATTACAAGAACAACATTAAATGGCGAAGGCAATATTAATAATGTAATTGAGTCATACAATGGCATTCAGATTGTACGCGTACCGCAAACACGTTTCTATAAAGGTATAACATTGGATGCAGGCGCAACATCTTCAGCAGGTGGCTATTCTAAGACAGCTTCAACAGGCGTTGATATTAACTTTATTGTTATGGACAGAAACGCTTGCTACAACGTAACCAAATCAAACGTTGCAAAACTGTTTACTCCTGACGAAAACCAAAACAAAGATGCATGGCAATTTGATTACAGATTGTATCATGACTCATTTGTTTTAGAAAACAAGGTAAACGGCATTTACGTTCATACAAAATAAGGAGGCATAAATGCACAAAATCTTTTTAGACGGTGTAACCCGATTTTGTGAAACTTCCGAGCTTACATTCTTTAAAAAATTAGGTTATCAGGAAATTGATGCAGAGCCTGAGATTAAAAAGGATATAATTGAAGAAGTTGAAGAAATTGAGCAAGTAAAACCGAAAACCAAAAAGGGAGCAAAAAAAGGGGCGTAAGTCCCTTTTCCTTTTTGCTAAAATGGAATAAAACGGAGTAAATATATGACAATACAGAATTTTGACACGATTAAACAATATGTCTTAACATTGGGAGATTTTGAGGACAGCCCGAAACTTGATTTACAAATTGAAATGATAATTAACGAGGCGTTGGCGTATTGTTACCGCAAGGATGTGCCGCCATGTATGGAGTTACCGCTTGCAGATGTTATTTCAGGTCAGTTAAGTAAAATAACGGCATTGGGCGGATTGGATGGAAACATAACATCATACCGCGAGGGCGACATGTCGGTTAATTTCGGAGCAGAAACAGGCAACAACGGCGGGACAGTTAAATTTGGCGGTAAATTAGAGCCGTTTAAGAAAATTATAGGAGTCATACAATGCCATTGTTCAGATTAGATTTATGCACAATTAAACGACCGACAAAAACAAAAGTTAACGGAGAGGTCATTTACGAGCCTGAGAGCGTGATTTATGAGAACATCCCATGTCATTTATCCGTTAAGGCATTAAGTCCTCTTAATCAATCCGACAGTACGGCTACGGTGTTGATGGATTATGTGTTATTTATTGATACTAATCAAAACGTAACAATTAAAAAGAATGATATTGTGGAAGTAACAACCGAATTCGGGGAAACGATTGAGTTAAGGGCAGGCGAGAGCCATAAATACCCGCTAACAATACAGACACATTGCGAAAAGAATAAGGTTGCTTGATGTTTGATGAGTATGCAGAAAAATTAAAGAATTTGGGCGAAAATGTGCCTGCAATATTCAGGAATATAGCAAAGCGGGGCGCAAACCATTTTGTCAAGGAGGCGGTTGAGTTAACCGACAGGGAAAAGGCGGTTGATACAGGCGCATACAAACGGAACTGGGCGGGTGAAGTTATAGAAATAGGCAACGGACAGTATGGCATTGCGTGTATGAACTCAATGGAGTATGCGAGCTTTCTTGAAGATGGTTACAATATAGACAAGGCGCATTTTGTGCCGTTTGATGTGATGCAGGGCAGTCCAAAAACGCAGGCGCTTATCAATTCGTTTAAAGCAAAATACCCGAATGCAAAAGGATTTATTGCAAAACCAAGACGGTTTAAGGGGTTGAAAATCGGCAGGCGCGCAATAGTTGATACAGAGGGTTGGGCGGTTATTGAGTTGCAAGAGGAACTTGATGCGGCGTTTATGGCAAAAAAATACAATATTTCCAAAAGTCAGGCAAAGAAATATTTGAAGTAATGCCGATTAGAATTAGGGGTATAATTTTGTTATGGCTATAATATTAGACTTAAAAAACGCAATAAGGGACAGTATAAACGGAATTGATGAAACAATCAATTTTAATTTCAATGAAATACAAACGGCAGATTATCCGTATATTTTCTTTTATATTCCGTCATACAGATTGGACAGACCGATTGACAAGAACGGTTGGAGCAAATTAACCTTGTTATGTGTTCTTGAGTATGCAAAGACAGAGGATAATAACAATGCTGAATTGTGGAATTATGCGGATGTATTGCCGCATATGGTAAGAAATTTTACATTTAAAGATACCAAATTAAGCGCAAGAAATGACGAAATGAAACTTGTTGATGGTGTATTACAATTGACATTTGATTTGGAATTTTATGTAAAAGAACAAGATACAGACGAATTGATGCAGGAATTAGAATTTACAATTAAGGAGAATTAAACATGGTACAGACACAACCAAAATTTAACGTTGACTTTAAGGAATTGGCAGTTTTGGCAATCCAAAGACAGCAGAGGGGCGCAGTTGCAATTATTCTTGATGATGCAACAAACGAGGGCATTATTACAATTGAGTACAAAGGTTTTGCGGAAGTTGATGCAGACGATTGGACAGAAACAAACTACAAGCGCATACAGCTTGCGTTTTTAGGCAATCCGTCAAAGGTTATCATTGTTAAGGTTGACAATTCAACAGGCGCAACATTTCAAGACACGTTGGACAGACTGGCATTATACAGCAATTACACATTGTGCATGCCTGATGCAACAAGCGGAAATATAACCGCGATTGCAAACTATATCAATACACAAAGAGTGGCAAATAACTATTCAAGGGCAGTTGTAGCAAACGCAACAAGTCCTGATGCAGATTACATTATTAACTTTGTATCAAGTGGTGATATTACAGCAAAAATAAATGACGCGGCGGAAGACTTTACTCCAGGCGATTGGACATGCAGATTGGCGGGTGCGTTAAGCGGATTGCCTACAAGTCGTTCATTGACATATTATGAATTGCCTGAAATAGTTAACGCGCCGATTTCAACAACTCCCGATACAGATGTTGCCGCAGGCAAGTTAATATTATTACATCAAGACGGCTCATATAAATTCGGCAGAGCAGTAAATTCATTGGTAACATTAACCGATGGAATAACAGAGGCCTTTCAAAAAATAAGAGTCCTTGATATTATGGATATGATTGCAAATGACATTGTGTCAACATTCAGACTTTATTATGTCGGTAAATACACAAATAACTTTACTAACAAAAACCGTTTTGTTGGTGCGATTAACTCATACTTAAAAGGTTTGACGGCTGATGGATTACTTGAGGCAGAAAACGACAATGAGGTCAAGATTTCATACGACAAAAACAAAAAATACCTTGAAGACAAAGGGGTTGATACTTCGGGCATGTCATATATTGACATATTAAGAGCAAATACAGGCTCAAAGGTATTGCTTGACGGTGTATGCAGTCCGACAGATGCAATGGAAGATTTGGATTTGGGTATGTACCTATTCCAAGCATTACAGGCAGAATAATAACGATAAGGAGAATAAAAAATGGCAGATGTAAACGCACAAAATGTTTTGGTTGGTACTGATGCAAAAGTTTTCTTGAACGGTCAGGAATGGGGGACTTTTACGGAATTAACCTTAACCATAACATATGATTATGATGATGTCTATATCGGCAGAGATAAAGACAGACAGACAACAGGCAGACAAGGCGATGGCACATTAAACGGTCAGGCAACAAATTCAATGACCATTGAAATGTATAATACCTTGTTAGCTAATCCGAATGCAAGATTTACGATTGAAACCGAATTGACAAAACTTGCAACAGGGGAAACAGAGGCAGGAACAATCGGGGGCGTAACTTTTGACAGTTTACCGTTACAAAATCTTGTTAAGGGCGAACTGGTAACAAAAGAGTTGTCTTTCAGATGGATGCCAAGCCAAACATCATTTACACAACTTATTTCATAACATAAATGACCTCCATCTTTATGTACGCAAGTCCTTTCTCCCTCCTTTATGGGGGGAGTAAAGGCAATTTTAAGAAAGGGCAACAATGGCAAATTTGGACAAATTATTAAGGAAAATTGAAAAGAACGTTGAAACTGAAAATGATGTTAAGACATACCCGCTTGAGATTGCGGGGGAAAAGTTTGAAGTTAAAACAATGACACGCAAGCAGAGGCGTGATTTTATTTATTCGCAGGATGCAAGCGGTGGCAATCTAAAAGCAGATGAATTGGTTAAAAAAATGAAACCGTTTATATATAACGCATTGGATTTGTCGCAGTTAGCAATCAAGGCAAAGGATGAAGGTTATATTAAATCCTATTATGATGTTATTGAGGCGTTATTTGAGCCAACAGAGATTTTTGAAATAATTGCTTTTATAATGAAAATCAATAACATAACAGGGGACGAGCCGACGGAGGAAATTGAGGAAATAAAAAAGTAATAGAAACCAATTTGGATGCTTTTTTATGTGCATATATTTTCGCGGTAAAGGGCAATGATCCTGAATTTATATTAAGCAAAACGCAAAGGGAAAAGGTTTTTTATTTGGCGGCAATAAAATATTTTCAAACAAACGAGGTGAATAATGGCAACGTATAAAGATGTGTTGATGTTAGTTGATAAGGTTTCAGAGCCTTTGAAAAAGATTGAGCAACAAACAAAAAAGGTAACAGGCGGAATGGATCAAATGAAAAGCCAATTAAAAAACATTGGCGGTAAATTTATGGCGTTTGCAAAAAAGGCGTTGCTTGCGTTTACTATTGTTACAACCGCATTGACGGTTGCATTGAAAAAAACAACGGATTATGGCGACAGAATAGACAAAATGAGCCAAAAAATTGGAATGAGTACAAAATCATTTCAAGAATGGGACTATATAATGTCCCAAAACGGCGGGAATGTTGAAAGTTTGCAAATGGGTTTTAGAACATTAACCACTCAAGTTGCCAACGCAAGCAAAGGAAACAAAGAAAGCGCGGGCATATTTAAGAGGTTAGGTGTAAATATAAAAGACACAAACGGAAAATTAAGAACGCAAGACGAGATATTTAACGATAGTGTGAGATCTTTACAAAAAATGGGTGCAGGCGTTGAAAGAGATGCAATGGCTCAAAAATTGTTTGGTCGGTCTGCGTTAGAAATGAAAGTTATATTAAATCAACAGGCGGATGCTATTGATGAGTTAAGGGAAAAAGCAAACAAATTGGGGTTAATTATTGACGAAAAGGATATTAAAAATGCAGTTATATTAAAAGACACTTTTGATACTTTTAGCAGGGCATTTCAGGCGAGATTTGCAACGGTAATGATGAAAGTTATGCCAATATTTACAAAATTGCTTGAAAAAATAACTCCCTATATTAAAATTGTAACGGATTATATTACAAAATTAGGCAGAAATATTGCAAGTAGTCCCGCATTTGCAATGATGATTGAGGAGTTTAAGAAATTAGGCGCAGAATTTCAAACTTTATATAATGAAAATAAAGAGTTCTTTGATGCGCTAAAAATAGCTTTTGAAGTAACCGTTACAACGTTAATTCCGAACTTGATAACAAGTTTAACATTTGTTGCGCGCATGATTATTAAGGTGGTCAATGCAGTATTAAATTTTGGCGCACAATGTGGTGCAGTAATAGGCAATATTATTGGTTGGTTTTTATCAATTCCGACAAAAATCCAAACCGCATTTATAAATGTCCAAAATATAATATTAAAAGTGCTGATAGCTATTAAAAAGATAATAAACACAATACCCGCATTGAAAGGTTTGGCGGGTGTCTTTGGCAATATGGCAAGCAATTTGTCAAAAAATACCGTTAATCAGACACAAAACAACAATACAACAAATAATTCAACCGTTAATAACAATTATTATGGTGGAAATCAGAAACAGACAATTAGCGGCATGTTACAACCCGCATACGCAATGCCGTAATATAGACATGGTAAAATAGAGATATGGCAAAAAGATTATACATTCAATTATATAATGCAAATACAGGCGAGAGCATAACATTTCCTGTTAATCCTGAAAGTACAGACTTAACAAAAGAAAAAAGTATTGAAACATATAATATACTTAATTTTGGTGAAGTGCCGATAAAAGGCAACAGGACATTGCAGAGAATAAATTTAACGGGTTTATTGCCTGCGCAAGATAGCGCGTTGGCGTTGCTTGCCTCATTGGTTAAGTTTTTGGATTACAAGCCTTATTCATTGGAAGAAACAACAGCGATGCTAGAGCGGTGGCTTGAAAATGGGGATAGGGTTAGGTTAATTTATGGCAATAAATTAAATAAAGAGTTTTATATTGAACGCCATACACAAACCATTCGGGAGTTTACGGACGATGAGCCGTATTCTCTTGATTTGGTCGAGTATAGAAACCCAGTGCCTGATACGGTCATATTGCCGAATAATTTGGGTAAAAGCAAATTGGTGCAGTTAAAAGAACGCGCCATGAATAAATATATACCTGCACAATTAACAGGCAAGACAGGGCAAACGATTTACAAACTTGCAAAATTAACTTATGGCGGCAGATTTAAGGAATTGATGGATAAAAACGGCTTAACGAGTGCCAATTTGGATATTGCAGGCAAAACGATTGAGATGTTACCGATATGATACTAATTGATGATGTTGAAATAAAAACAGTACTGGATGGCATGCAGTGGCAAGGTGCAAAGGATATTGTCACGAGGCAGCTCAATTTTTCATTTTTATGCAATCCGTTAAAAAAAGAAATACCAGTATATAAAGCAAGTGTAGGCTCAAAGGTTGAGTGGCGGGAAAATGACAAGACTTTATTTTTGGGCTATATAGAAACAATGCCGTATAATACGGATGAGGACACAATTTTATTAACATGTCAGGATTTAATGACAAGGCTTGTCAGATCCACATTCATTGGCAGAATGAAAGGGACATTAACAGAGATTGCAAACAATATTTGCGGTATTTTCGGGATAAAAAACGGAATTGAAACGGATAACAACCATGTGCATAATATTGTTTCAGACGGTGATTTAACGTATTATGATGTATTGAAAACGGCATGCGAAACAATTTTTGATAAATTTACACTTTACATGGATGCAGACACATTAAGACTTGCAGACAGGGAAAATGTGCAAAACTATTTTAAAATCGGGGAAAATATAAGAGGCTCACAATTTACTCAAAGCATGTCGGACATGGTAACGCGAGTATTGATTATTGATAACGAGGGCAAAGTTCTTGATGCGGTTGAAAATACGGCGGATTTGCAGAAATACGGATTGTTCCAAACAACCTACAATTACAATAAAGATTGTAAGGATAATTTGGGCGCGGCAAGGCAGTTATTGCAAAGCGTAAAGAACGAGGGCGCGATTGTATGCAATAATGATAATAATTGTATTTCGGGCAGATTGATTAAAATATATGAGCCTGTAAATAAATTTGACGGTATTTTTGAAATAACTTCGGACAACCATACAATCGGGACAAATTCAGAAATGACATTGGAGGTTGAGTATGTCGGGGCAGGGTAAATTTTGGGGCGCAGTTGATAAGAGAGCAAAAAAAATCAATCCTGCGGTGGCTAGCGTGGGCATGGTGAAGAGTTTAAACCCATTTAGTATAAGTTATAATGGTTTGGAGTTATCGGCGCAAAATGGCGATACTATATACCTGAATAATTTATTGCTTGATGCAAAAAAGACATTTACAACCGCAACAAAGCCGACAGTTAGTCAGGGAAAGATAACAGAAAACCATACCGCAATAATTAACGACATAACGGGTTGGCTAACGTCAATTCATGATAGGTTTATAATACATGTAGGCGATTATATTGCCGTTCAAAAATTGGGAAATAATACATACATTGTATTAAGCAAATTGCAAAAGGTGGAAAATGGGCAGTAATTTTGCATTTATACCGAATACATTAACAGAAACATTGGACATTCAGACAACGGAAGAATTGCCGATATTTCGGGAGCTTGCGTTTAATTTTGATACAGGCGAATTAAAAACAATCGGCGGAAATTATTATTATGTTGAGAAAAACGAGGCAATAAAGGTTTGGATTTGGAAAGCGTTATTTTCAAGCCGTTATACATATTTGGCATACAGTACAAATTATGGAAATGAAATATACACATTGATTGGGCGATATTTGGAAAAGCAATTATTATACTCCGAATTGCGCCGAATGATTGAAGAGGCTTTATTATGCAATCCATACATAACAGGGCTTTCTGATTTTAAGGTTACAAGGGACAGGGCAAGGGTTATTTGTAATTTTTCAGTAAATACAGTTTATGGCAATGTAGCGCAAGCATATACTTACGAGGTGTAACATGGGAACGCAAGAAGATATACAACAAAGAATTAACGGCAGATTAACGATAGATGCAAATTTGCTTGAGGGCGGGTTTAGTCAGGATATAATCGGCTCAGTTGCTTACGAATTGGCAAATATATATGATACAGAATTGGAAAACATAACAAACAGAGTGTTTGTCAGTACGGCAACGGGCGATGATTTGGACAATGTCGGAGCAGATTATGGGGTTGACCGCAGACAGGCAAGTCAAGCAATCGTATATTTAGAAATTGACGGCGATGAGGGCGCGGTTGTCAATACTACAACAAAGGCAACATACAACAACCTTGTATTTACTGTTCAGGAATATAAAGTAATCGGTGCAAGCGGAACGGTAACGGTTAAGGCGTTATGCGATACATACGGCAGTATAGGAAATGTGGCGGCAGATACAATTACAGAATTTGTCGGTAATCCTGCGGGGTTAACAAGTGTAACAAACCCTGCGGCTGCGTATGATGGTTTTGATAAGGAAACGGATGCAGATTACAGGGCAAGAATTGAGCTATATTTGGCAGAGGATGCGGTTAATTGTAACGAGGCACAATATAAGCAATGGGCGTTAGAGGTTGCGGGTGTAAAATCGGCAGTTGTTAAACCTGCGGGCAGTACAGGGGTAAGTGCGGGGCAAGTAGGTGTATTTATTGCCTCAACAACCGGCACAGTTTCAGCAGAATTAAGGCAGGCAGTAAAAGATTATATTGACGAATTACAATTTATAAATGCAACAGTTATTGTTAACGCATTAACAAATGTATCAATCAATACAACGGCAACGGTTGTATTAGAGGCGGGATATACAGTTAACGCAGTTAAAGCCGAATACGAGGAGGCATTGACAAGGTATTTGGATGGTTTAACAGGCTCGGTTTCATACTTTAGGGCAAGCGATTTATTATTTGATTGTAGCGGGGTTTCAGATGTAACGGTATTCAAATTAAATAATGCGGAACAGAGTATTGCGTTGGCAGATACAGAAATTGCAGTTGTAGGGAGTATAAACATTGGCACTTAATGACATAGAACACTTACCAAAAATTGTTACTGATGTTTCAGGAATAAATGATGTACTTTTGGCGATAGATCCTGAAATAATACAGATGCGGACAGATATTTCAAATTTATTGAAAGAATTGTACATACGAACAACAGAAAATCTGATTATACGTTGGGAGGACGATTTTAGCTTGAAATATGATGCAAGTTTAACACTTGCGCAACGCAGGCAAAGGATTTTGAACAAATTGGCAAGGAAAAAGGTTTTGACATGGAAAAATCTGAAAACCTTGATTAAATCAAATATCGGGGAGAATGTGCAATTTTATATTACAAACGACAGCGCAAATTTTTATTTTAGGGTATATGTCGGAACAGATGATATTTCAGGATTACAACAAGCAATTAAGCAGGCAAAACCCGCATATTTGCTTTTTGATATAGTTGTAACAGACTTTTTCAAGAAATATTGCGGAACGTTTTATTGCAATCAAGAGCCGATTTAATTTGCTTGTATAATTGAAATAAAGGAGCAAATATGAGTTATACAAAAAATACATGGGTAGATCAGGCGGGACAAGTAAAATATACAAAAACCGATGATGGCAGTTATTGGATTTTAACACCGAATTATGAAGATGTAACCGAAATGGGAACGCCTGTTAATGCCGATAATTTAAACCATATAGAGGATGGCATTGCAGATGCTTACGATTATGTTAACACGCAAATAACGGCAATGTTAGGGGCGTTATACCCTGTCGGCTCAATATATATAGGAACACAAGCGACATGCCCGCTTGAAACATTGGGAGTTGGTACATGGACAAAGGTTTCGGGTGGCAGAGTATTGCAGGGTGCAGATAGCAGCCATGCGGCAGGAACAACGATTGCGGCAGGCTTGCCGAATATATCAGGCTCATTGAGTGCGATAGCAAAAACAACCGAAAATAACACAAAATCAGATGGTTGCTTAAGGTCAACGACAGTTTCAAGTTCTTCAGCGGGTTATACTCCTGCATATAGTGCATGGGGCAGAAATTTATCATTTAATGCAAGCAATTCAAATTCAATTTATGGCAATTCAAGTACAGTTCAACCGCCTGCATACGTTGTAAATATTTGGCGCAGAACGGCATAAAAGGGGAAATTATGGTAAAAGCATATTGTAAGATATTAGATGAAGAAACAGGATTGGTGCAAAAGGGCGAGGGTTGCACTAATGAATATTATGAAGAAATTGGGATGGAAAAAAGAAACATCCGACAATCTGATATTGACATGGAGTGGTATTTGTACGACAAATGTCCGATTGCTCCGCAACCGACAGCGCAAGACAGACAGGAACAATTTTTAAAAGATTTCTTTAATGTTGAGGGAGTCGGATATTACAGACGGCAGCCAAAAGGTTATCAATCAGCTATTGAGAGCATAAACACAGCGTATAATATATCAAAAGAAAACGGCGGCTTGCCTGCAAATGTATTGATATTTTACCCGCAGCCTGATTTTGAGATTGCGGAACAGTGTACAGAGCAATGGTTGGTTGAACATCAAATAAAATTGCCTGCAATGGCGCATGCGCAATTTGTTGAGTTGTTTAATTTATTTGTAACTACATGGAACAGTCAGGAGCATTAAGAATGACGGCAAAAGTTTACAAAAATGATGATATGGGAGCATTTGGCGGAAGTATAACCGTTAATATTGACAACCCTGCGGGATATCAAATAACAAAAGTAGAATTTCAATGCGGGGCATTTTATGCGGTTGTAGAAAACCCAGTATTTCCTTTGGTATTTAAGCCGACAAGAGAGGACACAGCAAAATTTAAAGCAATAAATAATTGTTATTTGCGGGTATATGACAGCAACGGTTTAAGGATAACAGCAAGCGGCACAATGCAGATTAACGCAAGAAATGAGGTTGTAAATAATTATGGCAGACAATATTGTGAATGATTTTGAGGCTAATTTTGAACTTGACAATGTGCAATTTGATGCCATTTTTGAGATAAATCCCGCAGGCGCAGCATGGGGAACAATAACAGGCAGAATTGAAGAACAAACAGACTTAATCAATCTTTTAAATGAAAAGGTTGATATTTCAGATTTTGAAAACCTTGAGCAAACAGTTTCAGATAACTCCAATAATATTACATTATTACTAGATGCAGTAAACTCATACGGCGACATTGTAACATACGATGCCGCCGATTTTGCTACAAAAAATCAGGGGTTGCTTGCAAATACGGCATTACAACCGAATGATAATATCACCGAATTGGTGAACAATGCAGGGTTTATAACAAGTGCAGATTTACCGACAGTCAACAATAACACAATTACGTTACAGAAAAACGGCACAAATATTGATAGCTTTACATTAAATCAAAACACAAATAAATCAATAAACATAACTGTTCCGACAAATACAAATGAGTTAACAAACGGAGCAGGATTTATAACAAGTGCTGTAAATGATTTAACAAATTATTATTTAAAATCGGAAACCTATACAAAAACAGAAGTACAACAACTTATTGCAAGCATACCGCAATTTAGTGTAGTTATTGTTCAATCATTGCCTGTTACTGGTGAAAGAATGGTTTTATACCTAGTGCCAAAGCAAGGCGAACAACCCGATGTTTATAACGAGTATATTTGGGTTGAAGATGAAAACGAGTTTGAATTATTAGGCTCAACCGCTGTTGATTTAGATGGTTATGCAACAGAAACTTATGTTGATAACGGTTTAGCAACGAAACAAAATACTTTAGTTTCAGGCACTAATATCAAAACAATTAACAATGAAAGCATACTAGGCTCAGGTAATATAACAATACAAGGCGGTGGAGCGGTTGACTCCGTAAACGGGCAAACTGGAGTAGTTGTATTAACGGCAAGTGATATTGGCGCGTTGCCTAATACAACGGTCATACCAACAAAAACAAGCGACTTAACGAATGACAGCGGATATATTACCTCCTCTGATTTGCCTACAAATTATGTAACAACAGATACCACACAAACAATAACAGGTGCAAAAACATTTACAAACACTACAGTAGTTAATTTAGGTACAACATCAGGTGCAAGTTTTACTGTAAAAGGTAGTGGAAGCTCACAAGCATTTCTATTACAACGCACAAACGGTGCTACTGGAACATTAGAAGCAGGAGCAAACGTAGTCTTATTTGGGTCAAGAACAAATCACCCAGTACACATAAGAGCAAATTATTCAACTAAAATGACAATAAATACAGATGGGTCTGTTATCCTAGCGAACGCTCCTGACGTTTCAAGCAATAATAATCAAGTTGCAACAACAAAATGGGTAAACGACAAAGGCTATATTACTGGTATCACTTCGAGTGATGTAGAAACTGCATTAGGTTATGTCCCGTACAATTCAAGCAATCCGAATGGCTATATTACTTCTGCTGATTTACCGACTGTAAACAATCCAACAATAACATTCACTCAAGGTGGTGTAACTAAAGGCACAATAACACTTAATCAATCTAATAACCAAACTATTGCTCTTGATGCAGGCGGTAGTGGTGGCGGTGGCACTTGGGGAAGTATCACTGGTACATTATCAGACCAAACAGATTTACAGAACGCATTAAATGCAAAATTAAATGTATCAGATGTAACCGAATACACAGCCGCAGAGGTTGAAACACTTTGGGGGAGCATATAATGACAACAATTCAGGTTGATAGTAATAATAAGGCAATAATGCTCAATAACAAGGCACTTGAGGCTCAAGATAACACAAAATACGGTATCAGTATAGATGATTTACTTGGTGAAGTTGATGCAAACGGACAGTTAGAACATCCAACAGGTGGTACGGTTGACCTTGTTGTATCAGGATTTACAAGTATGGGGGGTTATGTTTTAGCCTATAAATTTTTTCGAAATTCAAAATATAAGTCTGCTACATTCAAAGATTTAGTACATATAGACGGTACTTCGTGTTTTGATAGAGCTTTCAATAATAGTCTTTATTTACAAAGCGTGTCATTCCCTGTATTGGTTACGGCAAACGGACTATCAGCTTTTTCATATTGTTTTCAAGGAAGTACAGCAATGATAAGTGCCTTATTCCCAGAACTCCAAGAAGTAAAAGGGTCAACGTGTTTTCAATATGCTTTCTCTGGTTGTACGAACCTTGAAAATGCACCTTTTCCGAAATTAAGAATAATCGGCGACCCTGATGCAGGTGCAAATTCATCATACAGACAATTTTATTATACTTTTCAGAATTGCAGAAAAATGACAGAATTATCATTCCCTGAACTCGAGGAGATATGGTGCAACGGTTCGGCTGCTAATACAGGCACATTCGGCTATAACGCTTATATTCAGAAAATCTATATGCCTAAATTAACAACGATTTCCAAAACAGATAGATATTCAAGCACTCTTGGTGCGAATAACATCTTTACGAACTGTACCGCATTAAAAGAAATACATTTCGGAGCAGCTAATCAATCAGCAATACAAGCGACAACAGGCTATGCAACAAAATGGGGCGCACCGTCAACGTGTACGATTTACTTTGATTTATAGAGGAATAACAAATGAAAGCATTAACAACAGCAGGATTAACAAAACTTATACAGCTAATCAAGAGCAGTTTTATATCAAATACCGATACAGTAACAACAAATACTGTAACGCTTGCGGATGTAGCAACGACTGGTGATTTTGACGATTTGATAAATCAGCCAACAATCCCGACCGCAACAAGCGATTTGACAAACGATAGCGGTTATATAACAGGCATAAGTAGCGGTGATGTTACAACTGCTCTGGGCTATACACCGTCAGATAATACATTGAGCAACGTATCAAGTATTGATAGTGGCTCAGCAGTAAAGACAGCACTTGACGACAAAGCAGACACAGACTTAAGCAACTTATCAGCAACAGGCAAGACTGTTATTGACGGGCAATGGGTAAGTCAAACAGCTACAATCGTAGAAAATTTACAGCTCCATACAAATAACAATATTTCCTATACGATATCTCAAATACCAGATGACGGACATAAATATGAAGCCATAATATCTTGTTTAGGTGTTTCAACAACTACATCAGGACAACCTACTGCCTTGTTTATATCCTCATCCGAATTAAATTATGCACAATGCGTATATCGAGGAACACCAAGAAGTTCAGCCAATGTTATGGTTGGCGGCTCAATAATTATACCTTTGGGAACAGACAGAGGGATTACAATACAAAGGTCAGAGGATTATTACGGAACGGCTAATATATACCTTAGAGGATATAGAAGAATAGGCTCAAACACATAGGAGGGAATAATGTATTTTTACGTAGAAGATAACGAAATAATCGGTGTAGGCTCAGCAGAATGTCTTACAGAGTCGGTATTATCAATACCAGTAAATAATGACATTTATACAGTCTGGAAAGAAGATAACGACAAAGTTATATATGACGGTACAAACATCATATTAAACCCTGATTATGAAGAAATAAAGACAAATGAACGTAAAGCAGAATTTGAAAATAAATTTATACAAACTTTATGGGGTTGGTATCGGAAACAGCCAAAAGGTTATGCTAATGCTCCTCAGTCAGTAGATATAATATTCAACATAGTCAACGCTTCGGGCGGTTTTACTGAACAGGTTGCAAATATGATGTTATTTTACCAACAACCTGATTATGAAAAACCAGAAGAATGTACTGAGGAATGGCTTATTAAACATCAGTATAAACATACACCTTGCACAACACAAGAATTTATGCAGTTTTATATTGCATTTCAGACGGCTTGGGCTAACGACCAGTATAAGAACGGCGAAACTCCCGATGTTATTACATAATGTTTTCCTGATTTTCTAGTTATCGGGAGGAGTAGTCGGAGGCAAGCAATGATAGTTACAAATACAACAGACAAAATCACATTCGGATATCACAATATACTTAAAACACAATGGCTAAAGGGCAACTTAAAAACTGTCAAATACGGGTTTTATGGGGATGTACTTACCAAAAAGAATGTGAGTCTGGAACACCTGAAACCGAAAAGCAAAGGCGGTAAATCAGAGCTTGATAATTTTGTTCTTGCAAGCAAACACAAAAACCAGATACGAGGCAATCAGGACATAAGACCATTTGTTGATAAAGAATGTGCATTAAGATACTTACTTCAATTTGTCGGCGTAAAAGCCGATAATTTTTTGGGCGATAATTATATAAAGATGATTATAAACACACTTAAAAAACTAGGAGTAAACCTGTATGATTAACTGGTATGAGGGCGATTATATCGGAATACAATTTAACCATACACCAGATGTATGTATGCGCATAATATTGCCGTCTATGTCGCAGGATGAAAAGGAAGATATTACCCGTAAACCTTTTCTGAATAAAAAAGATTTAAAAGTCCGGCTGATAGATTATGACAAACTTAAAACATACGATTTTACGATTGCAAAAGGTTACACTTGGGACGGAATGACAATACCACGTTTTGCGTGGTCACTAATCGGAATGTCAAAAGAAAATAGTAGTGGTTTGATTGCTAGTATGATTCACGACTATTTATGTACGCACAAAAATATAATAGATAACGATAAATCATTTTCTACAAATGTATTTAACGCTTTACTTGAGGTAAGCGAGGTAAACAAGTTTAAAAGATTTATTATGAAAAATTGTGTGGCTTGTTTTCAAACTTTATTTTGTAAGTGGTAATCCGTTTCGGCTTGTTTGCGAGCTTTAACCGCATTTTCAAAAATAGCAAAAGTTCCCAAATGTTTACCTTTAAAATACGCTTGATATTTCCCGTTTTTTAACCTTGTAACACCAATGCAACCCGTTTTATTATTTTTAGGCAAATCAACTTTTTTACAAGGCATATTAAGTAATTCTTTTATTTTGTTTTCTTTTAATAACTTCCTACCTAATTCAGCATATTCTGTTGCTTCTTGTAAATCTCTTGTGTAGCACAAATATTTTGTTTTGCCGTTGACAGAAAAACTTACCATATAAATATCATCACGCTTTACATAAAAAATATTCTTTGCTATATGATTATTTTTAACATTTTCATTTTGAGTACATATCTTTAAGTTGTTTTTTCTATTATTCAACCCGTTACCGTCAATATGGTCAACAATCATATTTTCGGGACACGACATAATTATCCTATGCAAATGTATTCTTTTACCTTTAGGGTGGCTTTCAACATAAAATGTACAATTTGTATGCCTTTTATCAACTCTTAAACTCCAAAAATAATTTTTCACTTTATCAATATCTTCTATATCAATAATGCAATCTAATTCACCTAAAGTCTTGTTTTTAATTTTAATAATAGCGTAATCTTCTTTTAATTCAACAATATTTGTTTTTTTAACCATAAATACCTCCGTTGTATTTATCCGAGTTATGCAGTGGGAAACTAACTCGGAATGTTAGCTTGTCGGGAGCTACCCTATCCCACTTTTAATAATATTATAATATAAAAATGACAATATTTCAACTGTGGGGAATATGCTTACAATAAGGCAGTATTTAAAATTTTACAGCAAATACAGGGATGGGCGCAGAAAATTGCGCAAATTGCTTGACATATCATTAAATGAGGGCGATATTAACAAAACAGAATTTTGGCTGTTGACATATACCTATGTAGAAGATAGAATGGTGGAAAACACATGTGATAAACTGGGAATGAGCAGGAGCACATACCACAATTATTTGAATGTGGCACTAAGTAAAATTGAATATACAATAAAACGTTACAATCAGATATGGACTTTCTGAAAAATTGTTTAGATAACTGAGTAACTTGTGTAGACATTATAGTTCTTACAACCTCTTATACTTTGAGTATAGGAGGATTTTTATTATGCAGAATTTTAACAATTTATCATTTCCGCAGCAATACAGAGCACAACAGGCGTTTTATCGTGCATTGCCTGTTATGAGTGAGGCAGAGATGAACACTTACACCGTTGATTTCAACGGGATGCCGACATATTTCCATAATCAGGCAACAAACGAAATTTATGTAAAACAATTTGATATCCGAACAGGATTAACAACAACACAAAAATTTATTAAATCTGAGGGCAATAGCAAGCCGAATTTTGAGAGTAAACCCGAAAAGGATATAAGTACATACAAAGATGAATTAAATGCAATTTACGGCAAATTAGACGGCTTACAAGAAAGTATTAACAAAATTAAGATTGCAGAGCAGAAAAATAATGACATAAAGGGGGTTAAGAATGCAAAATAACCCAATGATTAAGGCGTTTATACAAAATACAATCAACAGAAACCCGCAAGCAAAACAATTATATGACAGCTTAAAAGGGAAAACAGATGCAGAGTTGAAACAGTATGCGGAAAATGTGGCGCAAAATGGAGCGTTGATGATATTAAAAGCGTTTCAGGAATAGATTTTGACACAAAAGACTATTACGAACTTGATTTTGCTTATGTTATGAACATGTTATGGAGTGATTATTGCAACGTGTTTACTGATACAGGGTATTATATAAAGATGGCGCAAAACTATTTGGAGGATGCAGATTACATGGGCGATGCCTCCGAGCGTGCATATAAGAACGCAAAAAAGCGAATAAAATATTTTACTGAAAAAGAATAACAAACCCTCCTCCCAATCACACTCAAACGGTGTAGCCATAAGGTTATGCCGTTTTCTGATATTAAATAATTGTAAACAATTGTTAAGATTTTTCTAGTACTTTAGTATGATATTTTAATTATTTGATTGCAAAAAATTGTTTTTGGTATTAAAATGGGTATAGAACAAGTTAAGAAATGAAAGGCGGTCAAAATGGCAAGAGTAACAAAAAGACAATTAGTTGATGAATTTAACAAATTATTTGATGAATGCGTTGAACTTTACAATGGCAAATTGAAAGAATTAATGGAAAATCATAAAATTACGACAGGGCATTACTATTATGTATTAAATCCATATAAAGAATATCATGCAAGATTGTTTTATGGTTTTGAAAACGAAAAAGCAATGATAACAAACAAAAATGATTTTAAGGTTTGGGATTTTGAATATTGTTTGAAAAAATTAAATGATCATAAAGACGAAATGTTAAAAGTAATTGCAGAAACAGTATAAAAACGAAAGGACGGTCAAAAATGGAAAAAATAGAAAAAGCAAGAGAAATATTACGCAATATTGGCATAGAAATGATTGATGTGTTTATGAAAGATAAAATAAAAAAACAAAAAGAAATTGCAAAATATAACAAGCAAATTGATGAATTAGATATAGAAAAATATTTGAGAGGTGAATAATGACGGATTTTGTGGATTTTCTGCAAGATTTAATTGAAAATGAAACGGAGGCGGAATAATGGCAAAAGTTGGAAGACCTAAAGGGACTATAAAGGCAAAAACAATACCATACAGCAGGCGAGTTCGTCCGCATTGGGTTAAGGTATTGGATGAGATTTTGGCAGAATTAAGAAAAACAGATCGGGGGTAGAGATGAAAATAACAGAATGCGCGTATTTTAACAAAAAGGAACGTGGCGTTTCATACGGAACATGTGATTTATTCCCGCAGGAAGAAAAACGGCACTCAATAACATGCGTAACGTTCAGGAAATGCGAACAAGTCCCGATTTCAGAATGTCCGTATAAGTTATACAATATCGGGAAAATTGACAAAGAAGAGTTAAACAAAAGGATTATGGAGTTACATTGTTAGAACAAAGGAATTGAAAAATGAAATATCACAATAAAGTTACCTACATTGACGGTATCAAGTTTGACAGCAAGCGTGAGGCTACTTATTTTCTATATTTACGAGATTTAGAAAAACGAGGCACGATAAAAAACTTGCAATTACAAACAAAGATGCCGTTCAAGATAGACGGCAAAACGATTTTTACATATAAGCCTGATTTTGAGTATGATGATGAATTTGGACACCATATAATTGATGTCAAGGGCGTAGAAACTACTGTATTTCGGCTTAAAAAGAAACTTATTCAGGCACAATATAAATGTGAAATTGAAATTATAAAGTAAGGATTGAGGACATATAATTGAGAAATTTATATAAATTAACCCGAAAAGAAAAAGAAATAATTGAGTTATTCCTGCAAGGATATACTTACGATGATAGCGCTGAAAAATTAGTGGTTACTTATTCTACCGTAATGGCACATATTGACCATATATGCGACAAGTATTGTATCACAGGCGGTAACAGAATTGCAAGGATTATTCTGAACTATTTGGGTTATATTAACGGAAACTACAAGGAGGACATATGATACCAGTTAGCAGATTAGAATTGATTTTAAAAAGCGAAAGACCATTAACAAAGGAACAACGGCAGGCAATATTGTATTACCTTGCAAAGTTGCGAGATATGGCAAAATATCAAAAAGCAGAATATTGTAATCCATTGATGTAGTAGCGCAATTATTAACGCCGAGATTTGTTTATTCTAATATAGAATTATGCGCAGAACGACAACAAAAAGAAGTTCAAAAAGTAGTAGCAAAAAGGTAAATGTCAGATACAAATTTGACAGTAAAGACAATAAAATAATGGAAGATAAAACAAGTCCAAATGCAAGTTCTGAAATGATTTTTGATAAAAATGAGCCATTTTATAGACATACTCATACGGAGGCAAAATGACAGATACTTTTACATTAAATTTTTATCCAATTTTTAAGATGATTGTAATATTGTTTGCAGTTGTCGGAGCATATGCAACGATTAACAATTTCCTACATCTATTAGGCAGATTTGGCAAGGATAAATTGGACAACAAAAAGGATATGCGCGCAAAGGATTGCGATGCGGATATTATACAGGATTTGTTGGCGAAATATCCGGCTGTACAAAAGGATTTTATTTTAAAAACCGAACGATTGCAGAATATAGAAAACAATCAGGAAATACAGGAAATAAGGGAAGTCTTGCAGACCTTAAAGGCGACAGTTGAGGAAATAAGGAGCACGCAACGTGGAGGGTTGTAATTTACATACAATAATTTTAACTCTAATATCAAGTGTAATGGGAGGGGGTTTAGGCGGTTACATTATGAGGCTTATTATGAAAAATGAGGCAAAAGAGGCATTAAAACCCGAATTACAGAAAATTGAAAACACATTGGTTGCAATACAAAAGGATTATGTTACATGTAAGGAATGTAATGTAAAACACAAAAGTACAGATATGATACTGGAAGATATCACGCACAAATTGGATATTGTACTGGATGCGATATTAAGTTTCAAAAAAAACAAATAAAGTTGTTGACTTATTTAATTTTTTGATGTAGAATAATTGACGTAAGAACTTAGACAAAAACAAATAGGTAAAAGGCAAGTGTTCCTTGCCGATAAAATTATATAGAAAGGCGGTCAAATATGGAATTTTACAACTATCATTTAATGAAAATGGAAGAGTTAAGACAATACCGAGCAGACAGAAAAGCAGCTAACATGATTGCTGATATTTTAACCGTATTGATTTTGGTATTTGTCGGGTTGGTTATTTATTGCAGAATAGGAGGTTAAAAATGACATTGGAAAGAGAGTTTGAGGAATATAAGGCATTGCATAAATACGCAATAATGAAAGTAATGTTGATGCGGTATTTTCGGACAATACAACAGGGCGGTGTAAATATTCCCGATTTTATGCGTGATGATAGTCCCGAAAGGCTTGCAGACAGAGAAATAAAAAAGCTAGTAATAAATGACATTAACAAGTTTAACAGTTTATACGAAAAGGCGTATGAAGAACTTGCGCCAGTATTAGATTAGGAGGTCAGATATGACAAAAGAAAATGAAAAGATACCAGCTTACAAACCATTACCGAAACGCAGCAAATTTCTGAAACCGAACAAGGCGGGGCAGATACCTGCAAATTGTGTAAATTTCAATTTTTGCGGCAAGCATTGTTGGGCGGCAGATGGTGATTATGACGAAGTTGCAACTGATTGCGTTGTATTGAAAGGCGAATTTTGCAACAAATTTAAAGGAGGTGTTTAATAATGTGCGGTTATGACCCATCATACATATACGATGCAATACTTGAGGCGGAGTATTTGGAGCAACAAGAGCAAGAAGAAAAGGCGTTTGTCATTGAATTAAAAACCAAGACAGATTTTGAACTTGAACAACTATTAAGGGATGCGGAAGAGATACAAAGTACAGACATGTGGCATAAGGTTACAGAAGAAATGAATAGGAGGCACAAATGAAAACAGTTAACATAAAAGGCAAGGATTATGTTGAAGTTAACGAACGGTTAAAATATTTCCGCAGTTGCGAGAAATACAAGGATTATTCGCTTGAAAGTGAGGTTATAGAACTTGCAGGCGGGGTTATAACCATTAAAGCTATAATAAAGGACGGCAACGGAATAATTAAGGCTACAGGCTTAGCGCAGGAAAAGGAGGACAGCAGTTTTATAAACAAAACATCATTTGTTGAGAATTGCGAAACATCTGCATGGGGACGGGCATTGGGTAACTTAGGCATTGGTATTGACACAGCGGTTGCAAGTGCGGAAGAAGTACAAAATGCAATAGAAAATCAACCAAAACCGTTAAGCGATAAAGACAGAGATATTATTGCGGGGCTTGATGGTATGGATTGCAAAGAAAACGCACACAATTATTTTAAAACATATGAAAGCGAGGTTGAAAACCTTGAGGCGTTTAAGGATGCTTACACTAAGGTTTATAAATCATTACCCAAACAAGACACATTACAGAATGGAGGCAAATAATGCAATTATACGATTTAAACGACATACAGGAACAAGGCAAGGAATTTGTTATTGATAGCGACAGCAAAGCCGATTGGGCATGCAAGGTTATAAAGCAGGAGCAGGCAGAAACCGAACGGCTGCAGAATGCTATTGATGAAGAAATAATGATGCTTGAAGAAAAGAAAAAGTATTTACAAGATCAGTTGCAAAACAAAACGGCATATTTAAAGGGTAAATTGTGCATGTATTTTGAAACGGTTGAGAAAAAGGAACTGAAAACATGCTACAAGTACAAATTGCCGAGCGCGGATTTGGTATATATGAAACCCGGTGTTAAGTATGAACGCGACAACGACAAAATAATATCATGGTTGACGGAGCATAACAAATACGAATTTATAAAGACAAATCCGAGTGTAGATTGGGCGGAATTGAAAAAGACAGACTTTTTCCGAGATATTGACGGAGTAACAGAAATACAAACAGAGGCAGAATTTAAAATAAATTAAGGAGGTAGAAAATGACAGAATTTGCAAAAGGTGTAAAGATTAAGACAGTGGCAACACAATACGGCGAAATTATCAAGATCGGCGTAAATACAAAGGAATTTGCAGAAAACCCGATAAATGAGGATGGATGGGTTAATTTTGACATATTAACAAGCAAGAACGGCAAGAAGTATGCGGCGATTGATACCTATAAATCAAAGCCAAAAACAGATGCAATGGATGAAGAAATAATCCCGTTCTGATTGTTGACAAAATTTCTATTTTGTTATAGAATAAAGGAAAATATACGCGGTCAAAATAAGTTTATCTTAGGATAACCCTTGTTCCAAGACCGCGTGAGCAAGGGTTATCTTTTTCTTTATAGGAGAAAGCAGAAAAATGACAAATCAAGATGAATATCAAGTTGAAAATCAAGATGAAAAAAATACATCCTGTAATATATTTTTGGAACAACTTGAGTTATTAAATCAGTTACCGATAGAAGAAAGAGGAAATGTTATATATTTGGCGTTATTAAAGGTTTTCAGCAGAACAAATAATCAACTTGAAAATCAAGATGATAATCAACTTGAAAATCAACTTGAAAACACATATATATCTATATCTAAATCTATATCTTTATCTAAATTAAGTATTAGTGTATTAAACTTATTAAATAAAACATTGAGTTGTAAAATTTACAGCAAAAATTGGGGAGGTAAAAGGACAGGCTCAGGGAAAAAAGGCGTTAAACCTAGTATTTCAGGAACAAAACCAACAAAAAAAGAAATTTTGGATTATGTGGACTCATTATGCAAAAAGATTGCGGTTGATGATTTTATAGCCTATTATGATGCGGCAGAGTGGAAAGATAAGGACGGATTGCCTGTTAATTGGAAACAAAAGGCGATACAATGGGCAAACAGATATAAACCAGATGAAAAGAAAGACAATCAGCCAAGTGAGGCATTTATGGAATTTTATAAAAAGGAAAAAGCGCGTTTAGCGGCGAAAGGAATTTACTAATGGAAAGAACTGATTTTATAAGAGAAATGTTTAAATTCTGTGGGAAAGATGATGAGGGTTTGATGCGAACATATGATGTGGCGTTATCTGTAAACAAACCTATTGATTGGGAAAAATTATATAGAATTTGTATTACAGAGATGAAAAACAGATACTTGCCTGCACCAAGTTATTTTATTGAATTATTTGATAGATGCTTAATAGCAGAACAGATGGGCGGTAAATATGACGGTATCAGGTTGCGGGTAAATCTGAAACATGCAAAATTAGAAAACGGTTATCCGTATGAATTTGTAACCTATAACAACAATTCAACGGTTTATGAATTGAAACAGTCTGCAAGGCGGAAATGGGGCGATAAATTAGTTTCATTTCAGGTTTATAACGAAGATACATTAAAATGGGAAACGATATAAAGGAGGTTATTATGGCAAAAGAAACAATCATTAAAAAAGTTGAAAAATTATTAAAAGAGGGTTGGTATTCAAATTTTCAGGTAAACCTGATTTTGAAATCTGCAAGCGCGGACAGGGAATTAAGACGATTAAGGCAAAACCCGCCGTCAGGTTATGTAATAAAACAAAGACCGAAAAATATTGAGGGTTATAATACTTGTTTAGAGTACAAATTGGTAATGGAGGATGAAATTGATGCTTAAGGAAAAAGAAATTGCAAAATGGCGTGAGAAATTAAACCCGTATATACAGGAAGTCAAGTTGAAACTTGCAAAGGAAGAGTTAAAAAAAAAAGAAATTTCGGGGGTAAATAAAATGTTAAGTGTTAAAGAAATAAATTTATTGCAGGCGCAAAATGAGGCGTTAATAAAACAAAACTGGGAACTGCAGCAGGAACATAATGAGTTATTGCATTGTTTATCGGAAATGACAGACCAATGCAATGGTTATAAAAAAGCATTATGCAAAATAAAGACAGTGGCAGAAAAAGTTATTACAGATATTGATGAATACAATAACACAGCATATTCTGCGGATGCGGTAGTGGCTTTACTTAAAAAGATTATAGGAATAATGGAGGGTAAATAAATGTTAGATGATGGAATTGATAGAACTGCGCTTATGATACACGAACAGACGGAGCAGGCGTTTGAATTAGGGTTTGAAAGCCTTGATGAGTATTTACTGTATTTGGAAAATGAGAGGGCAGAGCATGAAGTATGATATTACAAAGTATCTGAAAGACGATTTGTTTCTTGTTCTGATACATATTGCGACCAACAAATAAAAACAAAAGAATGTAACCCGAACGAGCCCTGTAATGCGTATTTATTAAGGCAGATATTACAATTAACCAAAGCGGAGGAAGAATGAACAATAGTTTTGATATACTTGCACGAGAAAACGGTAAGCAAATAATAAGTTTTGAAACAAAAGACAGTATAAGGCTTGAAGTATATACGGAAAATGGGAAATTGATTATTGATTATCATAAATGGGAAAGTGAGGAGTAGGTTGAAACTTATACAATATGAAGTAGAAAATTGCCCTAAAAAATGCAAAGATTGTAGAACTAAAAAATGTGATTTCAAAAATGAACTTGTAAATATCTTTGAGCAAATAGAAATAGGAAATTGGAACGAAGAAAGATTACATCAAATGATAAAATTTAAGGTCGTAAAAATTAAGACAAATAAACCTGATGTTGAAATGATAAAGGAGCAAACCAATGAGAAGTGTTAAGTGTAAAAATTGCTATAAAGAAGAAGATATTGAAGGTGTATGCGATTAAAGAGGTGTAAATAGAATGAACAATTTTGAAAAGATAAAAAATATGAGTATTGATGATTTAGCAATCTTTTTAAGTACGTTTGCTTATACTTGTGGTGAAACAGAATACAATCAAGAAGATTATTTACTATGGCTACAACAGGAAAGTGAGGGGTAGGATGATATTTAAAACACTCGTAATAATATTTTTGATTGGGATAGGATGCGATACGACAAATATATACAACGAATTAAAAAAAATTAGAAAGATAAAGGAGCAAACCAATGAGAAGTGAAGAAGAAATTAGAGAAGAATTACATTATCAAATAAAGCAAGGGTTTTTAGACTACTCACTGAATGCTACAACAAATCCTGAAAGGATTGCATTTGTAGATGGTATTATTTATGCTCTCAAATATGTATTACAGGAGGATAACCAATGAACGAAATAGAAAAAATGTATAAGAAATGTAATATAAAAAAGTATCGTTTATTAGATAGAGATGGTAAACTTAAATGGGTTTACCCACCATTCACAGCAGAGAAACAGATAAAATTAGTTGAGTTCTTTATATCTTCTGTGTGGTGGCTAAATTTAAAAAGTCTTGATAAAACATTAGATTATTCATTAAATTTTGAAAATAAACTTGCGAGATTAGTTAATGGACTTTGGCAAGATTTTACAAAAGAACAGCAGCAACAAGTGAAAGGAATTTTGGAGAATAACCAATGAGCGAAATTAAAGATTTAATAGAAAAGCGTTATGAGATGTTTAAAAAAGCAATTAACGCAGAAGTTGATACTTGGTTTGATGAGGAAATACATATAAAAAGGCATAAAATTGATATGAAGTTTCCTTTTATTCAAGATGCAAATTTATACTTTGGTGAAAGACAAATCATAATAACTTTAAATTTATCAGAGGGCATTTATAATATAGATGAATTGCTTAATAAAATAGACATACAGGAGGTTGAATAGATGAATAGTATAGAGAAAAATTTTTATAAAACTTTTGGTATTGAATTAAAGGAAAATATCTTAACACCTGATAAATTATTAGAACTAATATGTTTATGTGCAAGAACTTATGTATTCCCTTTTTTAATTTCACCAAGAGCAGTAGATTATAAAAATATGAAAAATTATTTATTAAAACATTATATTCAACACAAAGATAAATTTAATAAAGAAGAAGTTTTACAAATAATCAACAAAGAGGAGGTTGAATAGATGATAGCAGTAATTTTTATATTAGGTGCGTTAGCAATACTTGTATGGGCAAACAAATAGTTTACAAAACTACATTAAATCTTGTAAAGAAAGGAGTAAAATTTAATGAATAATGTTATAACTCTTAATAAGAGTATAGAGGATAAACGATTCACAAACGCAAAAGGATTGCAGCAAATATTTGTCGGTCTTGGTAGATCCACAGTTGACGATTGGGCAAGAAACGGTATTATTACAAGATATAAAATCGGCGGTAGTGTATTTTATGATTTAGACGAAATAAAACAGTTAGTAGGGATGTAGTTATGGCAGGCATAAGAAAGAGAACTTGGCGCAACAAATCGGGCAAACATACAAGTTATGAAATTACTTGGGTATCAGGTGGCAAACAGCACCGTAAAAGTGGTTATAATACATTACTTGATGCACAAATTGCGCTCAAAGATGTAGTAACAGACTGCAACACAGATATTACTTTACGCAGATTATCAACAGAGTATTTGCAAAGACACTGTACTTTGAACTGTAAACAATCTACTATAACCCTTTATGAATCATATTTAAAAACCATAGAGCCGTTATTACGAACAAAGGCAAAAGATATTACAAAAAGACATATTGAAAACCTTATTTTAGACTTAAAAAATCGGGATATGGTAAACAAATCAATTAACGGCATAATAACTTTTATTCAGGCTATGCTTAATTATGGTGTAGATAACAACTTTTTATCTCAAAACCCTATAATAAGATTTAAAAAGCTGCCACAAATAAAACCGCCTATACACTTTTTAAACGAAAAACAAATAGAAATTTTCTTACAAGAAGCAGATAATTGTCCTCCGGTCTATAAAGCATTTTTTAACACTGCTATCTTTACCGGGATGCGCAGAGGTGAATTATTAGCTTT